CCCGGTTTCGGCAAGGCTCGCGTCAGGGAGAACGAAGGGCTCGTGGCTGCGCTCATTGCGTCAGCGCCGACTCCTGAGCCTGTCGACCCCGAGGCGTTGCGCCGTGCCGCAGATCGAATCGGCTCAACGATCGGTCGCTCACTCGAACAGCGACGCGAGGCGATTGCTGCCAGGGTCAAAGCCCCAGGTAGTAGCAAAGTTTAGAGAATAAGTAGACGATCCGACTCGGGTCGGGTAGATTGATCCTCATGAACAGCACCACGACAGCCCCGATCACGAAGCCCCTGACACACCAGGGCATGGACATTTACACACGGGAGACCTTCGACGGCTACGAGCATCGTATCTCGGTGTTGGTCCCGAACCGTTGGGACGACCTGGAGCCGATCGGGTTCGAGCCGATCGGCTGGATCACGAAGTTCAGCGACGAGCGCAAGTGGACACTCGTCTACAAGGGCGAGAACACCGGGTCCACCGCCAAGAAGACCGGGCTCGACTGGTTGATCAAAGCCGCACACCGCGACATTATGAGCCGCTGAACGAGCCGAACTCGATCCAAAGGGCGCCCTTCGGGGCGCCCTTTTCGCGTTTCGGAGTCAACTCGACGAGGCGTGCTACGCTGCGCGCTCATGGGTTGCGGATGCCGTAAGAAGAAAGCAGGAGACTCTCGAGCCGCTGTGGACTCGGCGTCACGCCTGACTTACGAGGTCTACGTCAACGGACAGTCCTCAGGGCGCCGTTTCACCAGCCTCGTATCAGCCCAGAGTTACGCCGCAAAGATTGGTGGCGAAGTCCGCACTGTTTGAGAAAAGCGTGTGCTATCGTGCGCATCAAGCCCGAGGTCGCCTAGCGCTGAGGGTGCGAGTCCGGTCTGACTGGGTCGCATGACACGAACGCCGCTCCAACCAAGGAGACACCTGTCATGGACACCCAGATGCCTGAAGACCTCACCGCAATCGACGCCGCCGAGTTGGCCGCGCTCGAGTCCACCCTCATCGCCGAGTTCGACGCCCTGCATGATGCGGGCTCGACCGACCTCGCTCGAATGACCGCCATCGCCGACGCCGTCGAGGCTGTACGCCTCGAAATCAGCCGTCGCGCCGAGGCCGCAGAACGGGTCGCAGACCTCGCTGAGCGCCTGCACCCTTCGCAGCCCGAAACGATCGAAGACTCCGTCGACGACGCAGAAGACGTCGTTGCCGAGGTCGACGAGCCCGAGGTGACCGCTGAGGTCATCGAGGAGACCATCATCGAACCCGAGGTCGAAGAGACCGAGGCACAGTCCGAGGAGCGTGAACTGGTGACCGCCAGCGCTGACACCCCAACCCGCAAGGCTCCCAGCGCCAGCGCCGTGAGCCGTCACACCACGAAGCCCGACGTGCCTGTCGTCGAGCCCGAGGTCGTCATCACCGCAGCCGCCGACATCCCCGGTGTCGCAGGCGGCGCGACGCTCGACCTCGTCGGAATGGCGAAGGCGATGCACGCCAAGGCACGCACCCTCAGCAACGGCTCGGGCATGGTGCCCGTCGCCTCGATTGCGTTGCCAATCCCGGCTGAGAACAAACTGGGCGCCGACCTGGCATACAACCTCGACGTCATCGACCGGGTGACGAGCCCAAGCGCTCTGACCGCTGCCGGTTGGTGTGCGCCCAGCAATAACCTGTACGACCTGTTCGCGATTGACGCCGGTGACGGTCTGATCGATCTGCCGACCGTGCAGATCACTCGTGGCGGTCTCAACGTGCCGTCGTTCATCGGCTACGGCGACGCCGCCGACGCGCTGTGGACGTGGACCGAGGACAACAACGACGACGCTCACGACCCCGAGGTCGAAGACCCGCCCAGCAAAGACTGCCTGTACGTGCCCTGCCCGACGTTCACCGACTACCGGTTGATCGCCGAAGGGCTCTGCCTCACCGCAGGCAACCTGACTGATCGGGCGTTCCCCGAGTTGACCTCCCGCTTCGTGCAATTGGCGATCAACTCGCACCTCCACCGTCTGTCGGCGGCGATCATCAACACCATCTCGACCGGCGCCACCGGCGTCACGATGGGTGCGGTCGACACCAGCGCTGCGGGCAGCATTCTTAACGCCATCGACCTTCAGGTCGAGGACTACCGCTCGCAGTACCGCATGGCGACCGGCGCCGTTCTCGAAGCCGTGTTCCCGCTGTGGACTCGGGCGCTCATTCGAGCCGACCTCGCAATGCGTCACGGCGTCATGCTGACGAACGTGACCGACGCCGACGTCGACGCTCACTTCGCCGCTCGCAAGATTCGTGCGCAGTTCGTTCACGACTATCAGGCGCTCTACTCCGCTTCGGCGAAGACGGCGTGGCCGACCAGCCTCGACTTCTTGCTCTACCCGGCGGGCGCCTACCTGCGTGGCGACGGCGGCACCATCGACCTCGGCGTCGTGCGGGACAGCGTGCTCAACGCAACCAACGACTACACGGCTGCGTGGACCGAGCAACTGTACCTCGTCGCTCAGGTCGGACCCGCGGCTCGCGAAGTCACGATCAACTACGGCGTCGACGGCGTCACCGCCTGCTGCCCGACCGCATCCTGACCGACTGAACGCCCGAAAGGAGGACAACCGTGGGCACTCAATTGAGCACTTTTCACTTAGTCGAGGCGCCTGCGGTCGTCCCCTATCGGCACGGTCTGTTCAGCGTTGTCGAGCCTCGGGTCGTAGGTTTGACCGGAGGCGTGATCGACGAGCATTGGAGGCTCGGGGTCACCTGGCAGTCGCAAGCGTGCTCCCTCGCAAAGGAGACCACCGGTCCGTGCATCGACTCGGACGTTGCAGCGTTGACGCCCGACGAGTATTGCTCGGTTGCCGAGTTCGACCCGTTCACGGTCTACGCCTACAACGATGATGCTGTGCCCGGTCACACGCTCGCAGAACACGAGGCCAACGCAATCTCGAGGTTGACCTCGGGCGAGCAACTCGCCGCCGAGAAACACGTCTGGACGCAGATCACGACTGCCGCCGGAGCAGCGGTCGATCTGACCACGTTTACTCTCAAGTACGCCCTCGGGTGGATCGAGCAAGCGCTGGCAGAGCGGTACGGCTCTCAAGGCGTGATCCACATGAGCCGCCTCGCAGCCATCACAGCGCTCGATCTGCTCAAGGTCGAGGGAGCCCGGCTCACCACCTACGGCGGCACCCCCGTCGTCGCAGGCGGTGGTTACGACGTCGTCGGTTCTACGACTCCGTCGACCTCGACAATCCTCGCAACAGGGCCGCTGGTCATGTACCGAGGTGACATCGACACGCGCGAAAACGCTGTCGACAAAGCCATCAACGGCGTGTCAATCATCGCCCAACGGGACTACGTCCTCGGTTGGGACTGCGTCGCTTTCGGCGCAGACGTCACTCTTGCGACCCCAGGAGGTTCGTGACCAATGGCAACCAACATTCTCAAGTCCATCAAGGGCAAGGTCGTTCGACTGACGCGCCTCGATTCGTGCGGCAACGTCGTCGTCGGGTCGTGCACCACGCTCGTCAGCGAATGCTTCGTGAGCGTCACGCTCAGCCCTGAAATCGAGGCTGGCGAGGACTACTTGCAGAAAAGCGCCTGGGGCGATCTTTGCATCAACGATCGCAACATGGATCAGATTCGCTGGTACAACGTGACGATCGAGTTCGCTGAGATCAACCCTGACGCCCTCGATATCATTGCCAACACCACGCCGATCGTTTCGAGCGGCGACACAATCGGCACTTGGATCGGCACAGGCACCAACGACGAAGCGTTTGCGCTCGAGGTTTGGACCAAGCGCACCGGCGTCGACTGCACGACCGGCGCGTCGCAAGAGTGGGGCTACTTTGTGCTCCCCTATGTGCGCAACGGTCGGGTCGAGGGTGACGTCACGATCGAAAACGGCGTGCTCACGATGAGCGTCATGGGCATGGCGTTCGGTGCCCCGGCGAACTGGGGGCTCGGACCCTACGACGCCGACCCGATCCCGGTGGCGATGCCCGCTGGCGAACTGCTCGGCATCGCCGTCACCACCACTCAGCCCCCGACCGACACCGAGGGCTGCATCGCTTACACCGGCTCCTGATGAGCAGAATGCGCCTCAATAGAACAGGGCGCATGGTCCGTTGGCTACCCTCCACGGTCGTCGCGCCGCTGCCTCTCCCCGCCACGAGTGAGGCAGCGGCGCCGACAACCGAACTCGAACCGTTCGATCTGCCCGACCCGGCTGGCATGACTGTCGCCGAGGCGTTGGCATGGATCGAGGCGAACCCCGAGCACGCCGAAGCGCTCCAAGCGCTCGAAGCCGACGGTAAAGCGCGCAAGACGATCCTGCGCGCCTAGTGTGGACTCGTGGCCGCTGTTCGAGTTCCGAAACTCATCCATCGAGTTTGGCTCGGCTCGCCGATACCGCCTGAGTTCGAGCGTTTCGCCGACTCGTGGGCTCAGATCAACCCTGACTGGGAAATGAGGCTGTGGACCGAGGCGAACCTTCCGCTCCTGATCAATCAAGAGTTGTACGACCGAGCGCCCGACCTCGTGTCCAGCCGCCTCGTGCCCCGGTTCCGAAGCAACCTCGTTCGCTACGAGATTCTGTTGGCGCACGGTGGACTGTACGTCGATTGCGACTTCGAGGCGCTCAAACCGATCGACGGGCTCATTGGCGGGCTCGATTGCTTCGCAGCCGAAGAACGACGCGGTCTGATCGCTAACGGTTTCATGGGCGCCACGCCAGGCCACCCGCTAATCCGTCAACTCATCGACGACGCACCAGCCAGCGTGCAACAACGTCGAGGACAGCCTTCGTGGCGCACGACCGGACCCGAGCATCTCACTCGAACAGCGGCGCAACGCCCCGGCGAACTCGCGCTCGTGCCCACCAAGGCCGTGTACCCCTACCATCACACCGACCTTGACAAGACCGGCGCTCATCCGAAGCCGCCGTCGACCGCTTACGCTCACCACGTTTGGGCGTCACGCCGCAAGAGCGTCAGCGTCATCATCCCTTGGCGCCCCGGTTGCCCCCACCGGCAGGCGTCACGCGATTGGGTCGGGCAACGCTTCGCCGAACAGCACCCTGACTGGCAGGTCGTCGACGCTGATTGTCTCGACGAGGCGTGGAACAAGGCCGAAGCGATCAAGCGTGGCGTGACGGCGTCGTTCGGTGACGTGCTCGTCGTCCATGACGCTGACGTTTGGTGCGAGGGCACGCCTGACGCCGTCGAGGCGGTTCGCAGGGGCGCCAATTGGGCGATGCCCCATTCTCAAGTATTTCGTTTGACTCCGAGCAATACAGAGGCCGTTCTGAGCGGTCGAGTCGAACTCGACCTGAGTCGAGCCGACACCGAAGAGCGACCGTATCGAGGAGTCGAGGGCGGCGGCATCGTCGTCGTCAACCGCACGAACTTCGAGCGCGTGCCGCCGGACGATCGGTTTCGAGGTTGGGGTGGCGAAGACGAGGCGTGGGCGTGGGCGTTGGGCACGTTGATCGGCGCAGGCTGGAGAGGGACAGCGCCCCTGGCTCATTTCTGGCATCCACCTCAGCCGCGACAGTCGAGGTCGAGAGGAAGCGACGAGAACCACGCGCTTCATCAGGCGTATCGAGCGGCGCGAGGCGACCGCAGACGCATGATGGAGGTTCGAGGCGAAGGCGTCGCTCGACGCAAAGTGGCGCTGTACCGTCATGTGCGGACCGGTCGTCAGCGCATGGTCAAAGAAGGAACGCCCGAGCACGCTGCTCTCGAAGCCGAGGCGCGCTGGCAGAGACTGTCGTAACCGAGGAGCCAGTTGATTCTCGTGTTGTAGTCTGGGAGCCGTGACCTGCGAAGACTGGCCGGTGAAATATCCGTGCGACGTGAGCGGCGTCGACCCGACGTTGCTCGGGTTGGCTCGCGAGTCGGCGCAGAACCTGCTGTGGTCGCTGTCTGGACGCAGATACGGCGTCTGTCAGACCACCGAGTCATACCGTCTGCCGTGCATCGACCCGTGTCTGCCTCCGGCGTGGGACCGGTTCGGGCCAGGCGTCGAATATGCGCTCGGTTGGGACAACCGCGACCCGTGCTGCCGGTTGCCGCTGGCTCAGACTCCTGTTCGAGCCATCATCAGCGTTGTCGAGAAAGGCGTCACGCTGACCGCCGACGACTACGCCCTCGAGCGCGACGTGTTGTGGCGCAACGGGCAATGTTGGGAGTGTGACGACGATTGCGATGACCCGCCGGTCGTCGTGACCTACGACTGGGGCATCGACGTGCCGCCGCTGGGCGAGTTGGCGATGGGCGAGTTGACGTGCGAGTTTCTCGCAGCCTTCGAGGGTCGTGACTGTCAACTGCCGAGCAACGCAGTCTCGATCACGCGACAAGGCGTGACCGTCGACCTCGGTGACGTCGAAACGCTGTACCGCATGGGCCGCATCGGTCTCCCGATCAGCGATGCGTTTCTGCGCTCGACGAACCCGAACCGCCTCGTCAGCGCCTCGAAGGTCTACAGTCCCGACCTCGGGAGGCGAGTTCGGTGACCGCTGACGCCAGCCCGTTCGACATCGCAGACTGGTTCCTCGGCACCATCCTGGGCGCCCTCGACGATTGCGACCGCTCGACAATCAACCGCTCATATGTTGCGGCGGGTGAAATCGCTTGGGATGACTGTTGCGGTTCGCTCGTCGTTGCGCCCGAGCGCGTGTACCGGGTCGGCACGTTCCCGTCAGAAGACACAACCGAAGACCTCTGCTCTGATCGCTACCTTGCTGTTGACCTGCTTGCGTTGATCGTGCGTTGCGTCCCGACGGTCGACGATCGAGGGCGTGCTCCGACCGCCGCAGCCCTCCAAGCGGCGTATCGGGAGATCATCGAAGACGGTGCCGTCGTCATGAACACGGTGATGGGTCCGATACCGGACCGTTGGGTGAGGGCGTCGGTCGCTCAGACCTTTGTCGGCGCGCAAGGCGGCTGCGTCGGCGTCGAAACCCGGTTCACGATCGGCAACGAGCAGACCTCGTGGACGGTGTGTTGCGAGGAGGTGTCTTGATGCCCGAGCGCACCGCAGACCCTCAGGTGTCCATCGCTGTGTTGTTCGAGCGCATTGGGCACATTGCAGAGAAGGTCGACACGCTGACGCAGAAGATCGACGCGCATCAGAAACGCGAAACTCGTCAGATCGAGGAACTAGAGGAACGCGTCGAGCGAATCGAAAAGCAAATGCTGAGCGTGCGTTGGTTTCTCGCTGGTGTCGCTGCTGCGGGCGGGGCGCTGGGCGGTAGTGTCGCTGCGGCGATCGCTCAAGCGCTCGGAGGTTGACCGTGGCGAAGGTTGTGCTCGACAACGCAGCCCTCGCTCAAATGCTTCGAGGGCCAAACGGAACTGTCTGGAAAGACATCCACCGGCGAGGCAACAACGTGCTCAACAAGGCTCGCATCCTGTGCCCCGTCGACGAGGGTCGGCTGCGAGCGTCGCTGACGCTCGAAATGCGACGAGAAGGCGACGAAGCCGTTGCGCGAGTCGGCACCAACTTGGAATACGGGCTGTACGTCCACGAGGGCACAGGCATCTACGTTGGCAGACCGCCGATCACGCCGAAGCGTGGCCGCTATCTGCGGTGGCCTGCGAAGAACAACACCGGCGGGCGGCGTCGGTATCGAGGCGGCTCGACCGCACGCTACGTCTACGCCAAGAGCGTCAAGGGCGTCAAAGGGCGCCCCTTCCTCGCCAACGCCCTCCCGTCTGCCAAGCGTTGATTCCAGCGTCTGCTGTGGCAGACTGAACGCATGACACGCCACAAGACATTTGAGACTGCTGCTGCGCGCCGCCGTCGCGACCCCATCACATGGACAATCGACGACGTCACCGTCAGGTTGGTTTCCTCGGTCGACCTCGCTGACCTCCAGATCATCGCCGACGCTGTGATGGCGACCCCCGAAGACCCCGAGATCAAACCAATGGTTTGGGGCTCCGTGCGCCGCAAGAACATCGCAGAGGCGATCAAGCCGTTCGTGCTCGTCGACGACGAAGCAGCCTGGACGGCGCTTGAGCCCGACCTTGACCTGCCGGTGCTCGTGCAGATGGCGCTCGAACTGATCGCAGAATACAGCGGTCAAGAGTCCCCTACGTCGGGCTCGGAGTCTTTGCCCAACTCCGAGCCAATTGGGTCGAGTTCGACGGATGGTGCACCAGCCGAGGAATCGACGCCATCAGCCTGAGCGCAGATCGAGCGTTGACCGCTTGGATCTGGCTGGCGCGCGACATTGCGTTGCGCATTGGCGACCCTGAGGAGCGTGAGCGTCGCCTCGACGCGATCGACGAACTGCTGAAACCGCCGACAAACGAAAGAAACGAAACCGGCGCACCACGCTGGTACGGCAGCGACGACGACGCTTGGGCGGCGTTCGAGGCGTTCGCTGCTGGTTGATCGCCCGGCGCCGGGCGCAGGCGTGTCCCCGGCGACGGGCACCCTGCCCCCGTAGTAGCATGCCCCTGTGACCGAGGTCGGACAGGCATACGTCAGCGTAAGGGCTGACACCAAAGGCTTCGAGGTCGACGTCGAGAAGGGCGTCAAGGTTGGGCTCGACGCTGCCGAGCGCGAGGTCGACAAATTCGAGCGGGACATCGGCAGGTCGTTCGATCGGGTCGCAGACCGGCTGCGAACGGTCGGCGCCAGCATGACCGACTTCGGTAAGAAGGCGACGGTCGGGCTCACATTGCCGATCGCCGGGTTCGCAACGGCGATGTTCAAGGCTGCCGGAGACTTCGAGGCTCAACTCAACCGGGTTCGAGCGGTGACCGGCGCTACCGGTGAGGAGTTCGCAGCGCTCGAAACGCAGGCTCGAGAACTCGGCGCAACCACGCGCTTCTCAGCAAGCCAGGCTGCTGACGCTATGGGCTTCCTCGGCATGGCAGGCTTCGAGGCAACCGAGATTCTGGGCGCAATGCCGAGCGTGCTCCAACTCGCCGCAGCCGCCAACCTCGACATTGCCTCCAGCGCTGACATCGCCTCGAACATTCTGTCCGGCTTCGCTTTGCAGACCGAAGAACTGTCAGAGGTCAATGACGCCCTCGTCGCCACGATGACTCGCACCAACACCGACCTGATGATGTTGGGCGAGGCAATGAAGTATGTGGGGCCGATTGCTCAAGGCGCAGGCGTGTCGATCAACGAGACCGCCGCCGCAATCGGTTTGCTCGGCAACGCAGGCATCCAGGGCTCGATGGCCGGTACAACGCTGCGAGGCGTCATCTCGAATCTGCTCAATGTCACAGGGCCAGCGGCAGACGTCATCGAGCGCCTCGGGCTCGTGACGACCGACTCGGCGGGCAATTTCGTCGGGCTCATTAGCGTCGTCAAGCAACTCGAAGAATCCGGCGCCTCGACCGCCGACCTCATGACTATCTTCGGCGATCGAGCCGGACCCGGTATGGCGGCGCTCGTCAGCCAAGGTTCAGCAGCGCTGATCGATCTGACAAACGAACTCGAGAACTCGGGTGGCATTGCGCAGGAGATCGCCGACATACAGATGCAAGGTCTGAACGGCGCAATGCTCGAACTCAAGAGCGCCGTAGAGGGTCTGTTCATTGCGTTCGCCGAAAGCGGTCTGCTTCAAGCGTTTACGAGCGTTATCGGCAAGATCACCGACGTCATCCAGAACCTGAGCAAAGCAAGCCCCGAGTTGATGCGGTTCATTGGCATTGTCGGCGGCGTCGCTGCGGTCGTCGGACCGGCTGCGCTGGTTATCGGCAAGATGAGTCAAATGATCGGCAACACGATCGACCTTGCGCAGAAAGCAGTTGCTTCGCTCAGCAAATTCATTGCGACAGCCTCTACGGCGCAACTCGCAATGGGCGGCATCGGTCTCGCATTGGGGGCTGCGGTTGGAGCGTGGTTGCTGTTCTCGGGCGGTAGTGATGATGCGCGCTCGTCGATGCAGCAGACCACCGATCAAGCAAACCGGCTGCGTGACGCTATCAACAGCCTCGAAGGCGTCATGCCGACGTTGACGCAAGAGGTCTTCGCCCTGGCCGAAACCAACTCGATCTTCCGTGACGCCATGAAAGAACTGGACATCACGGTCGTCGACGTCGCCGAAGCGTTTGCGCAGGGCTCAGGCGCAGCCAACGAAATGATTGAGGCGCTCGCAGCAACACAAGAAGGCGTTGGAATTGCGATCGAACAGGACAGAGTGCTCGCAGGGCAACTCGAAGCGTTGGCTCGAGCGCTGAACGTCGCAGAGCGCAACGCCGCCGAGTTGGCTGAGGTTGTGCCCGATACCGCCGAGGGCCAGCGCCTGTTGGGCACAGCAACCGACGACGCCACATTGGCGCTGGAGGAGCAGCAGCGCGCCGCAGCCGCCGACGCTCAGGCTCTCAACGACCTGCTGAACGCGACCATCAACGCGTTTCGCAGCCAGTTCGACTTCGAGCGGGCGCTTGGTGAGGTCGCTCGGCAGTTCCTCGATTACCGGTCAGCGATTGCTCAAGGCATTCTCGCTGGGCAAGAACTCGACGACGTGCAGAACGAACTCGTCTTGTCGGCGATGGAGGTGGCCGACGTCGCCGCAGCAACCGCAGAGCAACTCGCCGCAGCGCAAGGCGAAACGCTTAGCGCAGCCGAATCAGCGGCAATCTACGTCGAGGAGTTGCGGCGCTTTGCGCAAGCGCTCGGACCGAACGACCCGGTCAGGCGCAACCTCGAAGCGTTGATTGACACGATTCAGAATCGCCTGCCGCAGTCCATCACCATCGAGGTCGACGCCAACGTGCAACCGGCGTTGTCAGCGCTGTCTCAGGTGAGCGCAGCAGCGGCGTCATCGTGGGAAGAAGTCGTGTACGGCGCGTGGGACGCGTTGGAGGCGGTCGCTGACGTTGCGGAGGACGAAGGTCAAGAGGCCGGACGTCGTTACGGCGGCGGCGCCTCTCGTGGCATCGCAGACTCGACGTCCGAGGTGGTCCAGAGCGCTGAGCAACTCGTCACGCAACTCAACACAGCGATGGAAGGCGCAATGCAGTCCTTCGCCGACGCTGTGCAGCAGCAACTCGACGCTGCGCAAGACGCCTACAACTCGGCGTGGGCTGCGATCGACGCGCGCAACGCTCAAGAGGCTGCGACTCGTCGAGTGATCGAAGCCGAAGAACGCCTCGCTGACGCTCACCAACGCGTCGTCGACCTGGGCGCTCAGATTGTCTCTACGCAGCAGGAGATTGCCGCAGCGCAAACCGAGGTCACACGCAGCACCAGGTTGTTGACCGAGGCAGAGCAGGCGCTGTCCGCAGCAACGAGTGACGCCCTGCAAACGACCCGTGAGTTGGAGCAGGCGAATCTGGCGGTCGCTCAGGCGCAGGACGCCGTTGCCGCCTCAAAGCAGCGCCTCAAAGATTTGACCGACGCCTCGAGGGCTGCGACTGAAGCCGAGAAGCAGGCTCAGAAAGAATTGGCTGCTGCTCAGTCTCGACTCGACACGGCAAAGCGGCGCCGCAATTTGGCAGGCGTTCTCGAAGCGACACGAGAGGTCGCTGAGGCAGAGGCAGAGGTGGCTCGACGTCAGGCAGCGACCACCCTTGCGCAAGAGGCGGTCAGCGCAGCGCAAGACGAAGGCGAGCAGGCTGCGCAAGCGTTGGCTGACGCCCAGGACGCTGCGAGGGCGGCGAAAGACGCCGACCGCGCTGCCGCCGATCGAGTGCGTGAGGCACAGCGTCAATTGACGCAGGCGCAACGTGACGCTGAGCAAGCAGCCCGAGCGCTCGAACAGGCCGAGAAAGACCTGACCCGAACACGACAAGACCTCGCCAACGCCCAACAAGCCGTGCTGACAGCGACACGTTCTCTAGAGGAGGCTAACCGTTCGCTACTGCGCGTGAGCGAAGACCTCTTGGATCAGGGTCCAGAGGCCGAGGAGAACTTCCGCAGAATTGCCGAGGCGGCTGGTCTCGAAACCGACGAGATCAACAAACTGATCGAGGGTTACCGCCAACTAGCCACCGCTCGAAATAACGCTGCTGCCGCCGCCGAGGCTCAGATTCGCTTTGAGCGGGAACTCGCAGCCACCAAGGGCGCCGAAGCGATCGACGCGTCAGTCAAGGCGTTGCAGAACAAAATGTTTGAGATTCAGCAGATGCCTGCTGGGGCCGACTCGTCTGCTGCTGAGCGTCAGGCCGCAACGCTCGCAGTCACCGCAGCCGAGGCATACGCCGACGCCGCCGCCGGTCGAGGAACACCGGCGTGGAACACGGTGTTTAAAGACAGCCTCGGCTACTTCCTCAACGCTTACCCGATGCTGACCGACGAGTTGGCGGGCATTCGAGCGGCGATTGGACTGGCGAACGGCGCAATCGTGACGAGCCCCACGTTCGCTCAGATCGGCGAACAGGGGCGTCCAGAGGCGGTCATACCGCTGACTCGACCTCGACGTGCGATGGAGTTGCTGGAGGAATCAGGTCTCGCCAACCTCGCACGCCAAACAAGCCCGACGAGCGGGCCGCTGATTACGATGAACGGCGTGACGATCGCAGGACCGACTGACGCCGACCTCGTCGCTCAGCGCGTCAACGCCGCCTACCGTGCGAGGCTCGCCATATGACCTGCGTGACGCTAGGCCAAGGCACAGCGCTGCTATCGGCTGACGACCTGACCGACCTCGACCTCACTTGCGACGAAGGGTTCGTGCTCGTCGAGTTGCAGGTCGGGTTTCCTGCGGAGCGCCCCGTAGTGCGCTCGAGGGCGCTTGATGACGGCGTGCTTGACCAGTCGACGTTCGTCGGTCAGAGAGCCGTTACGGCCACTCTGAGGCTCGATCAGAACGTCATGACAACGCAAGCGTTGCTCGATCGGCTGATGCCGTTCTTGTCGCCTCGACGTCGACCGATTCTGCGGTGGTCGTTGCCGGGCTCAGCGTCTGACTACCGGTCGTTGACGCTTCGAGGCGTCGACGCTCCGCTCGTCATCAACCAACCCGGCTACGTCACAATCGTGTGCTCGTGGGTTTCGAGCGACGCGTTCCTGCTCGACCCCGACGTGACGTGCGATTCGGTGTCGCCGCTCGACCCGCCCGAAGAAGTCGGACGGTACTACGACCTGACGTTCGATCGCGTGTACGTCCCTGCGTTGCCAGTGGGTGCGCTCGCCGCCGTCAACACCGGTACAGCGCCGACCCATTGCACTATCACCCTCGACGCTGCAATGGTCAACCCGACCGTCACGATCAACGGTGTGGCGATGACATTCACCGAAAACGGAGGTTTGACGCTCGTAACCGGTCAAACACTCGTCATCGACACGCAGGCTCGAACGATCCTCTTGAACAACGACCCGACGCAATCGAGATATGACCGAGTCAATTTCGAAGATTGGTCGTGGGACGATCTGTTGCTGCAACCCGGCGTCAACGTGGTGCGGCTCCAAGGCGGCAGTTTCGATGCGACGTCGCTGATGACTGTCTGCTGGCAATCAGCGTGGTGGTGACATGACCATCGCGCCCTTTACCGTTGCCGTTGGACCCTCAACGGGAAGCCGACCGGTCCAGCAGGTCACAGACTTCCTGTCGTGGACTCTCGACAACAACCTCGATGACGGCTGCTCATTGACGTTCTCAACTCGTGGCGACTCGACTGCTGCGCAGTTGATCGACGAGTTGGTCACCGACATTTGGCTCTACGAGGGCGGCAACCTCTATCAGCGCTTTCGAGTTGTCGCTGTGAGCCAAGAGTGGGGGCCGAGCGGCGAAGACGAAGCGACGATCACGGGCGCTTGCTACCGTCGATTGCTCAAGAAGGCGCATGTGCGCAACGCCCTCGAATACGTTGGAGTGGCGCAAGATCAGATCATTCTGAATCTTGTCAATCACGCTCAAGCGGCAACCGGCGGCAACATTGGCATCACCGCAGGCTCGCTGACCTCGGCAACGCCTCGATACCGGGAATACCTCGTCGGCCAGAACATCTTTGACGCCATCGTTGAGTTCACGACAATCGACGGCGGCGTCGAATGGAACGTCGACTCGAACCTGCAACTCGACGTCCGACCTCAGCAAAGCCTCCCGCTCGACCCCACCCCCATCCAACTCGGCGTCACGGCTCGACGCATGAGTCGACCCTCGTCGGCAGAGCAATTCGCTAACGCTGCGATTGTGAGCGGCAACGCAGAAAACGTCTACCCCGAAATCGTCGAAGACGCTGGGCTCGCAACCGACCCTAGAGGGCGCTGGGAGCGTTACGCCGACCTCCAAGCAGACACCCCGACCGAGTTGCTCGAACTCGCAGACGGGCTCATCCAGGCGGCAATCAGCCCTGTGGCAACATGGACGATCGAGATGGAGCCCGACCGTTACTTCGGTGACGCCAACTACCAGATTGGATCGCTCGTCACGATTGCGCAACCGAGGTCGACCGTGTATCCGGTCGGGGTGGCAGCGCCGACGATTCGAGCGCAGATCATTTCGAGGTCGATCATTCAGACAGCAGCAGGAGACACCACCGTGACGCTGACCGCAGTCGAGGCGCCGGAGTCGGGCTCGTGAAACCGCGCGCTGTGACCGACCCCGTCGACCGCTTGGCGTCGACGCTTGTCGACCTCAACGCTCGGGTGCGAGCCCTCGAGGTCATCAGCCACCGGCACGCGAACACCTACGGCAGTTTCTACGACACGACCGATCACGTTGCAGCCGTCGTCAACACGCCGCAACCGTTGACGTTCGACACGACCGTGCTGAGTTACGGGATCAGCGTCCAGAACTCGTCGGAGATCACGATAGAAACGCCCGGCACCTATCTGTTGACCGTCACCCTGCAACTGCACAACAACGGCGGTGGCGGCGCAGGAGAGTCCTTCTACGCGTTCATTCGGTACAACGGCGCCGTGTACGCCGACTCTGCGCAGTACGTTCTCGTGCCCAACGGCAATTACGACGTCACAACGCTCAACTTCGTCGGCCAGTCCCAGAATGCCAACTACTACGTCGAAATCATGTGGGAAACCGACAACCTCGCCATCAGCGTCGAGCACT